ATTATATTATTAAGAATATACCAGATTGCTATTTAGTTGGTTCAGAATTACAATATAGACTTTCATATAATTTATATATATGTTTTAAAGACGTTCCTGGCGAATCACTGATGACTTTATTAGATATGAATGGATATCAAGTATCAACTGGAAGTGCTTGCACAAGTGGAGATTTAACTCCTTCTTCTACTTTGTTAGCAATAGGAATAAATAAAGAAGATATAAATAATTGTATTAGAATTACATTGAATGGAAACGAAGAAATTTCTGAACTAAATAAATTTTACAATACATTAAAAAAATGTGTGAAAACATTAAGACAACTAAATACTGTAATTTAAATTCAAGCTTATCAAAAGGTCAACTTTTAGATATTATTTCGGGAAAGGAATAAAAGTGTTGTATTTGTATGGGAAACAAAGGTTGGGGAAGAATAATTGAATAAAAATGAATTAAGCATTACTCCTACTTCTACTCCATTAGAGCCATATATTGAGATAGATGGTGGATATACAATGTGTGAGAGATGTAGAGCGGAAATAACACCAAAAGATACAATTTGTCTTAACTGTGGGCAATTAATAGATTGGTCGTGGCTAAATAAATAAAGGAGGATTTAAAAATGAAAAAGTTTAATATAAAAGGAATTACTCCTGACGCAATTACAAGAATTGTAATTTTAGTTATAGCATTAATTAATGCAGTATTACAAATATTTGGAATTAACACAATTCCTATTACAAATGATGAAGTATCAGAAATCGTGTCAATTATATTCTTAATTGTAATGACATTATACAGTACATACAAGAATTTGAACATTAGTTCTGCTAGTCAGATAGCTCAGAATATTACTGATTCAATTAAAAATGGTGAATTGGTTGCCGAAGACATTGAAGAGATATTAAAGAAGATTAAAGAAAGTAGGGATTAGTATGAATGGATGCAATAAAAGAACTATTTAATTTAGATTATCCTACTTTAATAATTGGTTTTTTTGTTTTAATTTTAAGTATTGATAAGATTGTGTTTTTATTAAAAAAAGTTAAAACGGGATTGAGAATTAAATTTGGATATGAAGAAGATAAAGAAACGATTGAAGATAGAATTTCTAAGTTAGAAAAGCATGACAATTGGCAATATAAAGAAATAACAAAAATGTCAAAAGGTATTGAGAACATTGAGTCTGAATTACTGGATAATAATTTGGAAAGAAAACGTAAATATATCTTAGACTTCTGTTCTTCTTTATCTAACGGACAAAAACAAAATAGAGAAGCTTTTAATAATGTTTTTAAAACTTACAAAAATTATGAAAAGTTATTAAGTGATCATAATATGGAAAATGGACAAGCCGAAGAAAGCATAAAGTTTATCTCTGAAAAATATCAAGAATGCTTAAGAAATGGAAAATTTTAAACATCATTTCATAATACCATAAAAGTCATCAAGTTAACTTGCGAGTTTCCTCTGTATTATATGTATAAACAGAAATAATTGTAACATACTACAATACATGAGGAACAAAATTGGCGAATACAGGTACAAACATAATATGTCTATATCAGAGTTATCGAAACGCAGTGGAATGTCTGCAACAGCTATTTCCAATTTAGAAAACGGATATACTTCTGATATTTTATTATCTCATGCAATAAACCTATCTCATGCATTACAAGTAGATTTGTATGAATTATTTTGCATTAAAAGATAGGAGGATTTTTATATGGGAGTTTATTTTAATTTGATATGTGAAGAAATGGGTATTACTGGTGGCAAGGTTATTCATATTGACGTTAATGTTGGAACTATGGAAGACGTTCATAAGATTGTGTGCGAACAAGTTAATAAGTACCCTAATGCCAAATGGGAATTATATCTTATGGCAATTAATTAGGTACATATAAAAATGAATTTGAAAGAGTGATTTCTTCGGAGGTCACTCTTTTGTTATGTAAAGGAGTGAAAGGAAAACGGAGAATATAAAATTAGTGATTGATAATTCAACACTTGAAGAATATGAAAAATATTATTTTAAGCAACATCCACGAGCAAGTAAGAAACCTATAGATAAACCAAGACATCCACTTATGAATCAATGGATGATTATGAAGCGTCCTATGATGAACGCACTAAAGCAGAAATGGAAAGACTTTACGAAATATATTGTAGAAAGTCAAGGTTATTCTAACCTACACATTGAGAAATGTGAAATGAAATTTGTTACATATTATGACACAAATAGAAGACACGATTGCGATGCAACTTGCCCAAAATTTATTTTAGACGGTTTTGCAGATAGTGGTTTAATTATAGACGATGATTGCAAACATTTAACAAAACTAACACTTGAATGTTTTGTGGACAAGGAAAATCCACGTACAGAAATAACAATAAATATTTTAGATTAAAGGAGAAAAAGGAATATGAGACTTTTAGAATTTGTAGAGAGATATAATAACATGGCAAATCAGCAGTTAAAGGATAGATTTGTTAAAGAGAAAATCAAAATTACCCCATACATTTCAATCATTAAGAAAGATGCCTACGCACAGTTAATCGTAGATAAAACAACATTTAAGCAGGAAGCTTATGATGATAATGGTAAAACAAAATATCGTAAAACAGATAAAATCAGAGTAAATTCTGTCGCTCAGTATATACAGTTTTGTCGTGCTGTAATTGAGTTATATACCGACCTTAAAATTGATGAGGAAGATAAAGGCTTCATTAATGGATATGACGCACTTAAGTCATCTGGTTTACTTGATATTTTAATGATTGGCTCTGATAAGGCTGATCCGCTTATCCCTATGAGTGAATTAAGTGAGTTCAAGACCATCTTAACAATGAAACAGTCTGACACTCAGTTCAATGAGACAACTACTCAAGCGTTTATTAGCAAACAGATTGATAGAATCTCTGATTTGGCAAATGCTACTCTCACACCACTTGCTGATGTTGTAAGTAAGAAACTTGATGAAATTCCAAAGGAAGATTTAGATAAGGTTGTTGAGTTTGCTAAAAATGGTGGATTTAAAGAGGTGTAGAATAAATGCATAAAGTAAAATTTGCGATTTCTCCAGAAGATATTTATAAAAGATTAGATAAATCAGAAAAAGAAAAATTTAAAGATGTTGTTTTTACTAAAGTGGAGATTGGAGAAGATGGGGTTGTAGAAATTACAGGCTTGTGCGTTCCTGATGAAAATAACAACGAATAGTCTGTCCCAAGAAGATATTTGTAAAGCAGGAATTTCAAATTTCTTTTGGAGGATTTATATGATAAGTGGAATATTATACGGACTTCTATGTGGATGGATTCTTACATTATTCAATGTAGATAATATCTGTATAGAAGTTCTACAACCGATTGTTCCTTTTGTATTAACTACGGCTCATTATTATTTTGTGTTTGGAGTTGTAGGATTAATATATGGAATAATACATGACGATTAAATATTAGGCTCTATGCGTGTCAAAGCGTATAGGGTTTTTCTTATGGAGAGTGGTTATACTGCTCTCCTATTTTAATGAATAAATAGTGAAATTATAGTGAAAATTTTGGAGGTGATGAAATTGGCAAAGATAAGCCCAGAGTTAAAGAAACAACTACATGCTATTGCACAAAAACAAGCTGAAAAGATAGCAAAAGAATTTGAAGATAAAATGACTGAACATTATAAAAGTGTTCTTGATTGGTATTATGGAGAGCCATATCAGACGAATCCTCCACATTATGAAAGAACAAATAATTTAAGAAATTCATATATTCCATATTTTAAATCTACTAATTCAAGTGTGATTAGTGGAATTGAAATATCTGGTGAAAGTATGGATGATTATGGTAAAAAATCAAAAATTTCTGGTGAAGATTATGTAAGCAAATTCTTTTTTAATCCATTAGGAACTTGGCATGGTGGTGATTGGCATGGTGGATATGGCGTACCAGCCAATTTCAATGTATATAACGAAATGGTTAATTTTTACAAAAAAACAGTAAAAGATTTTAGAAAGAAATATGAAATATAGGAAGGAGAAGTTAAATGATTGAAGAATTAAAACTTGCCATAAAAATTGATGATGCGACTATTGAGCAATCGTTGTTAAAACAGTTTACAAATGCTCAGAAAATGGCAGATAAAGTAGTTCTTGATTTCAAAAATGTAAATTTTGACGACAAGGAAATTGAAGCTAGATTCAAAGCATTACAGAAAAAGGCAGGACAGAATCCTATTGACTTATCAATCAATGATAATGCATTAGATATGCTTAGTCAAATTGACAAAAAACTTACTGATATTTTCAATATTGGCAAAGGAAAATCATTTATTGATTCTACTCCTACTACTTCTGCTGTCGGCAAAATAGAAGATGGAATAGACGGTGTTTCTGGTAAGGTTGATGAACTTAAGAGAAAAACTTCTAGTGGTGATTTATTTGGACAAAAACAGATAAATCAAAGCATTAACTCCGTACAGAAGCTAATGAGTTTATTGTCTAAGATAAAGGACGTTAATAAGTCAACCTATGGTAATAAAGATAATTATGATTGGACTGGCTTATATAAGACTCGTGATGAAGCAATTCAGGATGATTTGTCTACAAAAAAACAAAATTTAAATTCTTCTCTTGCTTTAATTTTGGCAGAAGATAAAAATGCAGTTAGCACATTAGAATCGGAAATAAATAATTTAAAGTCTTCATTAGAATCTATTCAGAATTTAGCAAACAGAATCTCTTCTAATTCTTCTATTTCTAGTTTAGATGGAAAGAGTTATGCCGAAGAATATAAATTAATTGATGATAGACTTGGTGAATTAAACAATCAGTATAAATTGACTAATGCAGAACTTGAAGAATATGTTACTCTTCAAGCAAAAGCAGAAAAAATTATGGACAAATTAATGTCCGAAGCTGGTGGTGTCAAAGGTTCGGGTGCAAAAAATAAATCTGAGTTAAGAAGTTGGATTGAAGAAAGTCTTGCAAGTGATTTAGGAAAAAATTCAGAAGATATATATAATGGATTATTTGGAAATATTACAGACGCTTTATATAATGGAAACGGTATATCTTTATTTGATGTAGACGGAACAAAAAGAAATCTTAGAGAGATTGCTGCTGACATTTTAAAATATAAAAGTGATTTTTCTGATATGACAGGGTCTTTTGGAGCAAAAGAAGATTTTTCAAAACTTAACGAACTTAAAAGCATTTTAAGCTATATTAATAAAAATTCTGATGCCATTAATAACTTTGATTTTAAAGAACAAATTGAAGCTCAAAAAAGACTTATTAAGAGTTTAGAATCTAATGGTGCTAGTGATAGTTTATTGGCAGATGAAAAGAAACAATTAGAAGAATTAATCTCATTACAGGAACGTCTTGATAATGCTAGAAATGGTGCTACTAATGATAATGCTATATCTCAGCAGAACAAGTTACAGGAAGAATTAAAAGAGACTGAGTCGCAGGCAGAAAAAACCAATGATGCTTTAAACAATTCTTCTACTTCCTCTACTTCTAATGATTCTCAGATTGAAGAATTAAAATCAGATATTGCAGAAGTTAAAACAGAACTTAGTGAAGTTAAGGAAAAAATTTCTGGAATTGATTCAGAAGGTTTAGAAAATGTTAGAAATGATGTAGAAAAGACTAAAGAATCTGTAAAAGAACTTAATAACGAGCTTACAGATATGAAGACTAATCTCTCTTCTGGTCAGGTTGAATCGAATATTTCATCTGGAAATACAAACCCACCTAGTCCCCCTAAAAAGGATAGATACGCAAAACGAAGAAAAATATCAGAAGAAGATTTCTTAAATTACTCTCCTAATAGAATTAATGAAAAATTATCAAATTCTGGATATACAATTCTTGGTGAAACTGTAAACACAGAACTTGTTAATGGTCTTGTAAAGGTAAGTGCAAAAATAAAAGATGCTGATGGCGCATGGAAATCATTTTCCGCAAAAGTCGATGCTGATGGTAATATTTTTGAACAGCGTTTTAAGACTGTAACAAATGGTGTAGACAAATTAGAAACAGCATTAGAGAATTTTGGTCGTGAAACATCTCCTGCTCTTACATATCAAGAAACATTAGACAAGGCGCAGAAAATCAAGAATAGTTTAAATCTTGGTGATGAGTATTCTATCAAGGTTGATAGTAGTGAATTTGTAACCATCACTAAAAAGTTGACAGATGTTGAAAATACAGGTGCTTCTGTCACTCAGACCTTTAAATCCGTACAAGATGCAATTGATAACTTTGGCAAGTCTGCGTCTAATTCTGCTGAAAAGACAAGCGTTGCGTTAAAAAGTGTCAAAAGTAATATTAAAGAAGTAACTGATGAATCTGAAAAACTTGCAAATGCTCAAAAAGAACAGAATGTCAATGTAAACCTTAATAAATATGATAAACGGTTAGATTCTTATAATGGTAAGATTGATAAATACAAAACAACCATTAGTAGATTTAATGATGGTGGTTGGACAAGCAATGCATATTTGGAAAATGTACAAGCTGTTAAGAATGCTGTTAAAGAGTATGAAGATTTGCTCAATGAATTAAAAGGCAAAGATGTTAGTTTGGTAACAAGCGAAGATATCAACAAATTAGGCAACTATGAAAAGAAAATCAAAGATACTATCGCTACTGTTACAAATATGTCGGCTGCTGAAAAAGGATATAACTTTGTTTCAGGTCAGAAGGAATTAGACAAGATTCATAAACTTCTCAATGAAAACAGTAGAATGTCTTCTGAGGCGAAGGCTAAAATTAAGGCTTATTACAAAGAAATCGAAAGTGGTAATCCTAGCATGAGTTTAGATAGAATTCATGGCGAGATCATGAATATTTATAATGCAGAAGTTGAAGCTGGTCGTGCTGGAAGAAGTTTCTTTGATACATTAAAGAACAGTGGATTCCATCAGATTGCTGCTCAAATGGCAGGTATGTTTGGTGTTTATGATGTTATTAATGTAATCAAGCAAGCTGCGTCTACTGTGACTGAGTTGAACACACAGATTACAGAACTTGCAAAAGTATCTGAACAGTCATCAAAACAGATTTATGCTGATTTTGACAGTTATGCAGATATTGCAAAGGAAGTCAGAGGTACAATTTCTGATACAATTGCAGCCACTGCGGATTGGTCGAAAAATGGATATAGTATTCCAGATGCTAAACAATTAGCTGAAGTTTCTCAGTTATATAAGAATGTTGGTGACGGAATTGATATTAATACAGCCAACGAGTCACTTATTTCAACTTTAAAAGGTTTTAAGCTTGAAGCTGACCAAGCAGAACACATTGTAGATGTATTTAATGAGGTAGACTTACTTGCCTCCTATTACAGTAATGTAATAGCTTTATGCATTCACATGCATATTGATAGTAACTATATAGGTTAAAGTCCTGAGAAGGATAAGACCTAGGAAAGATTGCAATATTATTTTTCATATATGGGGATATATGAATGAATGGAAAAAATTAAAATTAAAAATAAACGATTAGCAAAGTATCTATATTCTCTTGGGTTCGATCGAGAATGTGGATTTGACAAAAATGAATATTGGTTATTTTCGAAATCAAGTAAATTAGATGAGGCACTTGATTTTTATTTTTATATGAGAAAGAAAAACAGAGAATAACTAATAATAAGGAGATGTTATTATGACAAAAGAAGATTATATAAAATTAGACAATGATATAAAAATAATGTGTAATGATTGTGGTAAGATTTTACATAAAGAATACTTTTCGTGCAAAAATATTTTTAAAAATCTAACCGGAAGATGTTGTGTATGTGATTGGATAAAGAGGCATAATGGTGTTCCGTTTATAGAAGGATTTACTCAAGACCAAATACATAAAGCACTTGAATTTATTCTTTATAATAAATCTGCTTATATAAACGATTTGGCAAAATATTTAAATATTGATTTAGATGATTCAATGGAGCTTTTTCGTAGATTAAAAATTGGTAATAGAAAAATGAGAATCTTGTCTAATTGTGATTATTGTGGAAGACAAATAGAAGATTTTTTAAGTACAAATAAAATTAATTCACATAATTATTGTTCAAGAGAATGTTATTGGAAACATAAGAAAATTATAATAGGAAAAGGTAAAAATAATAAACAATACAATAGAATAAAAGTATTATGTACGAATTGCGGAAAAGAAATGGAAATTATTCCATATGATTATAACAAAGTAAATTCAAAAGGTGACAATCATAACTTTTGCTCACAAGAATGTTATTGGGAATTTCGTAAGAAATATTATGTAGGCGAAAATGGAGCAATGTATAATTATAAATTTTCAGATGAACAAAAAGAACATTCAAGAACAAAATTATTAGAACGGTTAAAAAATGATAATAGACTAGAAACAGGAATTCAATTAAAAATCAATTCTATGCTAGATATCTTAAATATTAAATATGAAAGAGAAAAAGTGTTTGATTATTATGCTGTTGATAATTATCTTCCTACATATAATGGTATCATTGAAGTAATGGGTGATTATTGGCACGTTTCTCCATTACGTTATAATGAAGAAAAATATTTTATGAATGAGATGCAACAAAAACAACTACATAGAGATAAAA